GAGCCAAGGCAAGAGCGCCAGCGGCTGCACCAAAAACAATTCGCTTGATCATTTGATTGTTGATTAGCGTTTTTCGTGCCCACCTTACAGGCTTTAGGCAAAAGTGCCGATGCTCCGTCAGCCATTACGGTTAGTGGTTACCGACCCAATTCGCATACTTAATATGCAAGCCGGTGTAAAAACCGTGCATTGGATGATCAGGGTTTTGACGACCATCGTGCATGTAAAGGGCCTGAATCCAGCGGTTTCTGTTTTCCATAGCCACAGTGTCTTCTGCCCCTGGCTTGCAGGGAATCATCGGGTCAGGTCGTTGCATCAGCTAGAAGCCATAAGGCCATGAGCACTCGCGAAGGCTAGAAGCGCCTCGACTTTTGCCTCAAGCTCGACGCAATACTCAAGCAACTCAGCGTTCGTAGGTGAAGCCGCGTTGTTAATCGTGACGGTGCCGTTTGGTGTAGGCAATGTGCCACTGGTTGCTGTCGTAGTGATGTCTGCCACATGGGTTGACTGAGCAGCAGCAGTCGCACCAAAGAAGCCAATCGTGTTGGCGTTGATCTCCAGCTGGGTCGTCAGCGTTCCAGCGGTCTGAACCTTTAGCTTGAGCTTGCCGTCTTCTGTTGTGTCGCTTGCGTCGGCAATGCTGCCCTCCACAGATGCGTAGTCAATATCGCCAGGCGTGCCAGCATCATTTTTGCTGCGGAAGAACACCGTGCTGATCACGTCATTGTCCTGACCAGCAGCACCATTGCGGTGATGGTTCAGCGTTAAATCAGCAGCACTAGCTGGGTCGTTTGCGGTGTTCTCAAACTCGACCATTGTGCCCGTCACGTTATCTGTGACATGCAGCAAAAAGTCAGGCGATGTTTCATTGATGCCGACGTTTTCACCCTTCAAGCGAATCCTGGTTGCAACCGATCCAGAAGCACTGGTCATTAAATCCAGCGTTCCACTCTCAGAACCGTTTGTAGGGCTAGCAATTTGCGAAACGATTTGCGCATAAGCATGACTATTGCCGCCTGAGTCTTCCCCGCGAAACTCAAGGTTGCCCAAGTTGTCATTTGCTGCTGGTGATGCTGAGTTGCGGAACAGCACCAAGTCAGGCGCAGTGTCTAAACCTGCGTCGCTGTTTTCAATGATGACCTGATCAGTCGTGTCAGTGCTGAACAGATGCAGTTGGGCAGCAGCCGTTCCAGTGCCTAGCTGAAACCCTTGGCTTGTGATCTTGCCGATAAAGGCAGAGTTAATGCTGAACGCAAGTTCGTTGGCCGCTGAACGATAAAAGCCGCCAGTGCCGCTATCGCTTAAGAAACCAATCGACGGTGCACCGCTTGACCCATTTGGCAGCGACCGAAACATCGTGCCAAAAGTGATGCTCTTGTTTTTGTTGACGTTGGCAGCCTCACTGACATCCACAACAGGGAGCAAATCCCCTGTAGCAGGCGAGGTCAACGCAGACAGCGCAGAGATCTTACGGTCAGCCATTGTTCAACAATCAGGAGGGTTCGGTGGGCCAGGTCACAGAGTGCGGGAAGTCGTCACCTGCTGTGATGTCACGCAGTGCTTGACGATAGGTCTTCCACGCTGTTTTTTTGGCAGTGGTCAAAGGACTGTCAGTTAAAACCGTCCAGTCACATGCGCTTAGCTTTTGATCACGCTGCTCGCGAACGCTTTTGGCTGCTGCATCGTCGATGCTGGCGCGATATGCCGCCTCATTGTCAGCTGCAGTGGTGACGTTCCCGTCTTCATCAGTGGTGTCTGTAAACACCGGGCCAACAACAAATTTGGTGAACCATTTGCCGTCGACTTCTTCAACACCGCTGCGCGTGCTGATTTCATACGGTGCGGTGACCGTTGCTGCAGGCCCGTTCAGCACAGCGTCATAGCCGTATGAATCCAAGATCTCCGTTGTGATCTGCTTTGGGAAGCTGGTCTGAGGGTTGTCGTTTCTGAGCTGGCTGTCGGTGATGACAGCACCTGTGGAGCGGTTACGGATTTCCATGATTAAGCGATTGCGAGGAAGATGTAGTTGCCGCCACTAGTGTTGAGGTCGGCAATTGCAGACGATGTAACTGTAAATCCTGAATTGAGTGGATCAATGTAATCCTTGTTTGTGACTTCTTGCACAGCGTCGTTGAGCAAAAGGTAAGGATCATTCCCGCCAACAATTCCCCTAGCTGTATCCCAAACGTACCAATCACCAGCGCTGTCAGTCCGCTTAATTAGTACAAATCGAGCACCTGAGGTGAAGCCGCAATCAACGCCAATGTTGCTACCTGTCCCACTGTAACTACCTACCTTTGATATGCCGGGTAAAGTTGCGAATAGGTAGGCAATCATGCCTTGATTGTTGCTATTGGTGTTAGCAAAGCTGCCTACTGAAATCTGAGTTGAAGTAAAATCTGAATTGCCCCAGTAAGTACCTGCAGCACTTGTTCCAGCTTGATCATCTCCGGACAGGATAAGGATTTTAGTCCTAGGGCTGCTTAAAGAAGATACATAAACGGACCAGAAATGATTTGTTTCACGGTTCTTGATTATCACAAGCTCTGGAATTGCTGCAAGATTGTGATTTACTGTTGTTGCAGAACCCGTTCCCGTAAAAGCCACCACATCAAAGAAGCCTGGGGCGCGCCGGAAGTAATAAAAAATTGCGTTATACCCGCTAAAGTAATCCCCATCTAACAACTTGTTGTTATATACATCATAAACTATCGGACTCTGAAAGGTATTTTCTGCAGAATCGACTGCTGTTTTTAGTTTGCGGGCTTTGTTTACTGCATTCTCCAGAGCGAAACCCCTTACTCGATCTTCAAGGGCAAAGCCTTGGCCCGAAGATCCTCGATCAGCGCCCATGGCTAAATCAACGGCAAACGGTCTAGTTCTTGCGGTGTTTCCGCTAACAGTAACAGCAGAAGGTTCAAACACTTCCGTTCCAGCCTCGGGCGGCTTATGCGGTCGGCGGATTGCCATGTAGATGTAGCTTTCACCAGATTCGTTAGCATTTGAGTCTCCATTAGTTAAATGAATACCGTTAGGAGAGGGAATGTATCCGTGTATACCACTTTCTGATCCATTTTCATCTGCAAAAAGCGCTCTGATCCTCATCATGTCAATTATTGTCCATCCATAACCATTACCACCACGGGTGTGACTTTTGATCATTACCCACTGAGGCTCAAACCCAAAATCAATTATTTGGCCTGAACTGCCATTTCCAGCATATGACCCACATTTAACAATGCTTTCATCGCTATCCGTGCCAAACACTTGATCCTCGTGAGCAAAAACGTAGGCGACGTAGTTTTTTGTATCTTGGTTTACATTTTCATTCGTACCAACGGTAAAAACTGTAGAAGTTGGTGAAGTGTCGTTCCATCTGGTGGAACTGGTGAATTCAGCCTGAGTGCTACTAAGGAACAGAGTTTTTGTGGGGCCTAAGCTTCTGTGATAAACAGCCCAAGCTTCATTTTCATCAAGATTTTTTACTATGATCATCCCCGGCACACTACCTAAGTTATGTGCAACTGTTCTGCCTGCTACACCATTTCCCGTATAAGTAACTATATCAAAGAAACCAGGCGCTTTGCGGAAGGTCCAGGAGACGTAATCATAACTGCTACCATTAGAAGTTGAATCAGAATTAAGCGTAAAACCATCGGCATTAAATGAGGAAAGCGTTGAAGTATTTTCTGCAGCAGTTAAGTTACTACTTAAGTATCCAGCTCCAACTCCTCTTTCTGTGTCTTGTAAAACGTGTGAAAAAGTAGTATTTCTGCTTTTACACCAAACCAATCCACCTTCACCATCTAAATCAATCCCATTCGTGATTGTTTGCGTGCTGCCGGTACCGTCATATAGAAAGGTGCTAAATACGTCGTCTGCGTATAAAGCGCCGCCAGCAGCGCCGCCCGCTCCAGCAGCGGCAAGCAGCAGTCGTTGTGAGTTAACAGTCATGGCGTATCAGTTGACGTAATCGACAAGTGCCGCACCACGGAATCGAGTGCCGCCATCATTGGTCTCAAAGACAAACAAATGCGTCTTGCCCGTCGTCAAAGTCGGTGCCGTGTCCGCAGGGAACTTGACCGAAGCAGGCCAAGTCACCGTTCCAGATGTGTGCGTCAGCTCAAGCACAAACGAAAAAGCTCGGCTGGCTGGGACGTTCGAGAAAGTAAATGTGCTATTCGCGTCGATTGTCTTGGTGAAATAATTTCCGGTTGAGCAATCCACGTCTAACGCACCCATCGCGACAACATTTTGAACAATCGTTCCCGTCACGTCCAAGTCAGTATTGCTTGCGGGCGTCACACCGATGCCAACTTGGCCCGTTGAGCTAATCCTGAACGCAGTGTCGTTCAACGCCGCAAATGGATTCCAGGCGTCGTTAGCCGAGTTGCGGATCTTTAGGACGTTGTTTGCTGTGTCAGCCCACAGCTGATAGGCATACGTGGTGCTCGGCTCTGATGAGCTGCTGTTCTGACTGACAATCGCCGCGAGGGCATTGTTTAGGTCTGCACGAACCGCCGCTCCAGAGGCATTGGCAATCGTGTAATCGTGGGTTGCCATTACTGCTGAGTGCCGTGGCCGACTGCTTGATACTGGAAGTTTCGATCCACTGCAGCGTTTGAGCTATTGCGGAAGGTCACCGTAAATCCAGTTCTTGAAGTCGATGTGACCTCATAGTAATCCCCTGTTGCAAGGTTGAAAGCCGTAATGCCCACATTTGGCGTTTGATAGAAAGCATTCGTGAACGTCACGGCTTTTGCGCCCGCTCCAGAAGCAATCGTTGCGCTGCTTTCTGTGCGCGCTTCTAACTGCATCACATAGCCCAACTCGTCCACAAGCGGAGTTTGGTCAGAGTGGAAAGACTCCAACTCTGCTTTGAACTGGAACAGCCTGCCCGTGAAACGCCCTGATTCCATTGGCACCCACTCCCCAAAATCCACATCAGATTCCATCTGGATTTTGTTGCCGTCTTCCAACAGCACGAAATTGCCATCTTCCTGCAGCATCTCCTCATCTGTTGTTGCTTGGTTGCTGGTGCGGAAGTACAGATTTGCCGTGGTGTCATCAGCTAACGCACCATCAAAATCAGTCCAACGATCAATCAGCTCATTGCGCTTATCAACTGAGCTGGCTGGGTACAGGCCCCTGGTAGACAGCGTGCGTTCAAACAAAACATTGAACACGCCACCGAGATCCAACACACTGTTAAAGAAATACTCTCCAAAGCTCAACAGATCGCCAGTGAAATCAAAATCAGACAACTCATCAACGTCGCTGACATCATCAAATTTTTCGTCACCGTCCAGAATCAATGCGTCATAATCTGAGCTGTAAAAAACATCGACCTTATCGCCCTGGAAAGGTGGGTTATCTAAATCTTCACGGCGTGTTTGGATGTTGAGCCGTGGCACGGGGTTAGGCAGATCCAACACTGCACTGCGAGCAATGCTGCTGCGCTGTGCTTGGTTGTTCTCAAACTTGACCAGATACTCACCTTCGATCAGAGGTAGCAACGCATAATTCGTTCTTGCCTTAACTCGGCGCAGCAACGTGCTGTTAGCCCATTCGCCCGTTCCATCTGTTTGTGGAGCATGGCGTATGACGGCAATAAATTCGTCTGTGTTTTGCTCAGTGCCTGGGATGTCCCATCGCAAAATTGCTTGATCGTTGCCAGTCGCCTGAATGGTCACGTCACTGGGCACTGGTGGCACAACAACAGAATTTGCGCCAGTGCCAACAGCGTTGATGCCTTCATAAGGAACGAAAAACGATTGTGAGACGTATGGTGATTTTTTAGTTGAATCAACACCGCTTACAGATCTAATTTCAAAAAAGACCTCTGTTCCTGGCGGCACACTGTCAATTTCAAATGTTGTGCCGGTCGCTTGTGCAATGACAAAATTTGCACCACTAATCCTGTAGCGAACCTCAAAAGAAACAGTCGAAGCGTTGGTGCCTCGCTCCCATGAAGCAATGATTCGGTTGACTGTGTTGTTGTTGATCCGAACTTCCCGGCCAGTTAATTCAACATTCGCTGGGACGACCGGAATATCATTAAACAGGCTGACATCTCGGAAAACTACATCTCCGCCAGTGTCAGCCGTGTTGTAAACACTATCGTTGAATTCAACGCCAGTAATGGCAAATTGGCCCTCACCACCATCTGCAACCGCAATACATCGGAACTTTTGATGGTTGACCGCATTTGAGGTTAGTGACCATACAGATTGAGCAAGCGGTGCAGTGCTAAACGCGCTTGTAGTAACCACCGCTCCAGAAACACCTGAGACCGCCTTTGTTTCAACCGTGCCGTTGGGCAAAGTGCAGGTGAGCTGTAAGCCAGTGCCGCTCAACGTGATTGCTTGGTCCGTTGTGATGCTTGTGGTTGTTGCGCTTGCAACACGGCCAGACAGTCGCGCTCCAGCACGCATTTCATCCGCAACCGCAAAAACTTGCCCAGGCAGCACAACAGCACCCTGCAAGCCAGTGCTGAAACTTACGACCTCGCCGTCAAGCTCTTCTGATGTCATAATCCAGCGCCCTAATCGCTGCGCTTGATATTTAGACGTGATGCCAAAACCAACAATATCTTTGACCTGATAGCCATACTTGGTAATCAGTTCGGAGTCTTCAACAACGACGACATTAGGCTTGAAAAAGTTGTCCGGGTCGTTATACCGAACACGGATGCTTGTGCTGCGTGTTTTCAGCGAACTTCCTTGATAGTTAAACGCTCCGTTGATTACGTTGCTGTTGGAGTACAGATGGACTGGGGCAACGTCCGTTCCATCAAGATTGCCGTGGTCAGCGGCTGCTTGAATTGTATTGTTTTGCCAAAACAGCATCCCACGAAACACGCTGGCAAGATCCTGCAAAACATTGAATGCAGAAGCCTGCCCGCCGATAACGACGTTGCAAGAGAAACGCGGCTCTTGCGTGCCGTCGGGGTTAGTAACTAGCTGGTTTGAGTATTGGATCAAAGGGTATAAATCAACCCAGTTGATCTGCGACTCATCAACAAAATTTCCCGCGCCGTACCTAGCATTAACCACCATGTCGCGGAAGCAGCAGACAGGGCAAGAGCTGGTCTCAAACTTCACTGTCCCGTCGAAACTGCCTTGTAGATCAAGGCTCCCGTCTTCTCTTAAAACAGCATTGGAAGGGACAAAGATCTTTTTGCCCCTGACCTTATACGCACGGCTCGGGATGCTGGAAAACTGAACTGTTGACAGGTCTAAGCCAACCATCGCCGAATAGCGATAGTTCAAGCGCAAAGGCTGATGTTCAACAATGCTCGTCCAAACTAATCGGTTGCCTCGACCATTAGCTAATGGCGTGTTTTGCGGAATATCCTGAAAATTTGTGAACTTAACTTCAAACGATTCTTCGCTTTGATCAGCAGGGTCTGGGTACTTTCTGACCCTAATGTTCCAAGGACCTGTGCCCTCTGTAAGCTCAAATTTTGGCGTTATGAATTGGTAATCAGAAAGCGCAATGCCGCTTATGGTTTTCTCGTAAACGATATTAAAAGCGCCACCTTGTGGCTGCACCGAAATGTCAAATTTGATTCGGGCATCAAACAACTGGCCTCTCGATAGGCCCTCCATTGAAGTTGAAAATAATTTTGGAATAGTAAACAACAGTTGGAACTCTCTTACCTCTACGTCTGTTATTGATCGAACGTCACGGCCTTGGCCGTAATGCCTTTTAATTACCGCGTTATTTAAGTCAGTATCCTCTCTGTAATTTTCACCAACCTCGGCATTCACCGAAACAATGTTTGAAACACCGTCATTAAATTGAGTTAACCTTTGCTGTGTTTCCGTGCCAGTAACAAGCTCAGCCCCAACATTTTTGTTGCCAAAATTGTAAAAATCGCCATTACGAACAGCAGTCTCGTTTAAGAAAATGCCCTCTTGCCCTTTGCTAAGGCCCCCGATAGGCCCCTCGCAAAGCAGGTCCACTAATTTGATTACAGACGATGAGTTGAGTGGCATGGCTACATATTAAGACCAACCGCGTGGACTTTTAAGTTTGGAACGCGGTCATCTTGCAGGTAAGCGTTGAAATCATGAATTGTAACTTTTACAAAAAAGTCTTCACCGTTGTCTCGGTCAATACCTGTTACGCGATGCCTGTATCTGTATTTTTGATTTTGACGAGTCGCTAAATCTGCACCAAACTCTGTGGCGTTAATTAAGCCTGAAATCGTTGTACGAGAAAAGTGCATTTTGTTGTTTTCGTTTACTGCGTCAGTAAAAACCTCAATATCGTAGGTAATGCTGCCAAGCGTTTTGGTTGAGTTCGCTCCACCGATCCGGTCATACAGGCCATCTTGGAGGCGGAATATAATATCAATTTTGTCCTTCTGAGATGTTGAGTATTGAGGCACCCGAAATGTTGCGCTGTTCCCATCGCTAAGAGCAATTATGGTATTAAAATGCCTCTTAAAATTATTCTGGTTGCTGTCAGTTATTAGAATCTCACTGAGTTGAACTTTGCCGCCACCAATATCCACAAATTCTGTAGTTAATTTTTCTCCGCCGACCCTCACCGTGTCTGGCCCAGGGGTCATTACGGACCTGTTTAGTGGATCATCGTTGTCAGGGTCAGAGCCTTCGTTTGTGACCTCGATTCGTGCTGACAGCAGTGCGCTGCCGACCATCACATTGCCATAAGCGACGGGAATGACCGTTCCAACGCCTGCAACATTTGCGGGGCCGTTGTAGGCATACGATTGACCACCGCTGAAACCGCTTTGTCGTTGCCCAACGCTGAGGTTTTGCGCTGTAGGGCCAGAAAACCTTTGCGCTCCATCAAAGCCATCGAATGACGGAAGCCTGGGCTGCGGAGAAATCATCTCCGCCACGCCGCCTAGCACCAAACTTGCGCCTATTGCGCCAATGCCCGTTGCGGCGACTCCACCGATAATGCCCGCGCCAGCGGCACTACCCAGCCCAGCGCCCAAGCCTATGAAACCGCCAGCGGCCGGCCCCAAAACAATTGCCGCTGCAATCAAGCCAACGCCCGCAAGTATCCTTCCCGTGCTACCGCCACTGCCTGCGACAACAGGAGTCACAATCAAATCATTCTTGCCGAGTGGCAACGCCAAATCGTCATAATCAAGCTCCAAGTCGGCTTGGATGACTTTGTAGCCAATGCCCTGTTCATGAGCGTGTAACAGCTCATCCTGAAGCTTTGGATAGTTAATGCAAAGCAGCTTTAACGCCTGAGCAGGCGATTTCAGGTTGTGGTACTGGTGCTCTGCGCCGTACCGTTCCCCTAGTTCACCTAGCAGCCGAACGGTCTGCTGCATAGCGAAAGACCGCGGCAACCCTAGAGCCATAGTATCGCCCAAGTGGTTCGATTGCACTGAGCGAATCTTGCCGTTGATGCAAAATTCGTTCGTCAGACAGCAAAACTGCGGCGTGCATCGGGTCTTTCGTTCCAAGCTTCATAATCAGCACATCGCCAGGGCGGCGACTGCTGTACTCAACCTGCTGAAAACCAATCCGCTCGGCCTGCGCCAAAAAAATGCTGTCGCAAGTTTCTAAATCATCAGGCCGCTCAAAATCTGGCAGCCGCACGCCTTGCAAAGCAAAATAATCACGCACCAACGTGAAGCAGTCGTAAGCGCCATAGGCCCACTGACGGCCTAGCAAGGATTGATAGTTGACCATTTATCTTCTGGCATGGAGTAGATGTGCCAAGGGACTTTCGTCCCACAACACGCTTTGATGTCAGCCTTGCTGGCGCGGCCGCCCATTGGGTGCGAATGCACAACAGCCTCAACCGCACCAAACAACGCAGCTACTGCATAGTCACAGGGGTTCAGAACAAAATCTTGCTCTGGGTTATCGGCAATGTTTCGACAGCGCCAATACTGACCATCCACCACGACACCGCAAGCCTCTCTAGGCGCTTGCTGCAGTGCGTGCTCCTTTGCTTCAGATCTGAAGTCTTGCACCTGGAAAACCTCCAAACGGCAAGTCACCAGACTGAAACCGCTTTTCACAGCTTGAAATCTTCTTGGCGCACTTGTCGTTAGCGGCAGATGTTGGGTTGTCGTTTAGGTCGAAGCAGCTGCTGCCCGTATAGCTGCAGAACTTGCCGCGATACTCCCATTGGCAGTGCTCAACAATTTGACGGCCAGGTAACCGAAGATTGGTCAAGTCGAGCTTGCTAACCAGCTCAAACTCAACCACCTGTGGATTTTCATTTGCAACGCGGTCGATGTACCAAATCTCATCTTCAAACTTTGCCGTAGGGTCTGCCGTTGCATTTGTCCCTCCCGTAAAGTTCACAGCGTCTAAAAACTTTTTACACGTCCTTATCCGAGTCACCTTTGCTTTCAAAGGGTTATACAGCACAAGCAAGGTTGAAATAGAGCTGTTTGCATTAGCAACACGCATTGACGGGCGTGGCAAAGAGCCTTTGCTTGTTTTTTCAAATCCATCAACCTCAATTGGGAAGGCAGCGTAAGTAATACCGTTGAAAACAACATCTGCAGACAATTCGTTCGTTCCAGCGTGATAATAAAACGTCTCATCAATGCCATTGATTGCGCTGGTCAGCTCAAGTTCAAACACCTCAATAATTGCTGAGGGCTCTAAAGACTGGAGCTGTTCCTGAATTGACTGTGGGACGGTCATGCTTCAAACACCTGCACAAACGTGGCTTGGATAGTGGCACGATTCAAATATGGTATTGATTTTTCCCATGCAAGGCAAATAAATTTGCTGCTGCTGGATTCCCCCGGCGGTGTGAAATCAAAATTTTCAACGCCTGCGCGGGCGTCTAAGAATGTTTCGATAGTGTCCGCATCAGTCTCAGAAACCACAAAAGTCAGATCAAACTCCTTGGGGTCTTGGTTGATGCCAAAAGTAGTGCGCTGACTGTAACCACTGCCAAACTGCGCGACACGCACATTGGGTTGGCTGCGTTTTTGAACGCCGTAAGTTGGTGTAATCGAAGGGAAAGTAGCCATCAGGTTGAGAGCAAGCCGCCTGGACGTTTCTGCTTAATCAATTCTGCCTGCACTGCCGCTCC